GGGATAAAGACGAAAACAAACAACAAATCAGAAAAGTCATAGCACTTATTGCTCACAAAAATTTCAAATATATTCCAATTTGGAGAGAAGCAAATCCCAGTTCATTCGATGTCACCACCAAAAAAAACGATTTATATATGCGAATAGCTAATCAAGTAACCACCGCTATTACCCCAGACGATGAATTCGGAATCAATAAAATAATTAGAAATGTCGCCAATAGTGTCGTAATTGACAAAGCGTACAACTAACTTACGAGTTGTAATCTTATCTTCTTCTTGAATTTTTCTTCATCGTGAAACAAAAACAGTTTATAATACGATTTCTCAAAATTATTCAAGTTTTCTCTCAATACCAACCGTGATGTTAAACGCAATTCCGGCAAGAAAACCACAAATTGAAATAATCCATCATTCCTTATTATCTTGTCAAATGTATACCCTTCATATGTCTTGCTCATTACCTCCGGGTTTGTACTACATAGATGTAGGAGAGAACAGTCGTTTTGAACCCGGCGAATGGAGCGCATTGTAGTGTTGATGTAGTCGAGCTCGGAGAGCCATTTTCTGTAGAACTTGTTCGAGTTTTCGGAGAGATGTATGATGCCAGTGTTTTGCTGAAATTGTATGATATTCAGCAAATCAACTAAGCGTCTTATGGGCGATGTAATATGAATATATGCATCCATTTCCAGCATATCGTGCGTAATCGTCTGACCTTCTGCCAAGATGCTGGCATCAATGTATTGACCCGCCGCACTATTCCAGATTTTGATAAACTTGGTAACATCCTCAGGCAATTCATCTGGTATTGTAATATCGCGCTTCATTATTGTAGAACGGAAAATACCATTTCCGCTTTTCAACATTTCTTTTGCAGTATAATAGTTCATAGTAATCATCAAATAACATACAATTTCGTGGCTATTTCGGACATTCGAAATATATTTATACTTTTTTGACAGCTTCTTTGTCGTATCCATTAGTGCCAAATATTCCGAATTCATAACCAATTCTGGTTCCTCATAAACAAAATTACGGAATACATTAATCGTGCAATTCGAATACTTTATTTCAATGATGTTGCCATCAGCATCAATAAATATATCCATAACAAACGCCAACCGCGTATGATTTGACTGCAAACTGCATAAGCAGTCGGATAAGATAGTCGGCAACATTGGTCGCTTCCTGTCTGGCAGATAAATAGTGGAGATGCGTCTGGAAAACGATTCCCATAGATTTAGCACATCCATCCAAATTGTAACATTGGAAATGTAGATACTTAACTGCTGCTGCTGCTGCGTGTCCAAAGTTATCAAACTGAATGCATCATCGTAATCCAAACTGCCTTCCGGGTCAATTGTGAATATCTTCCATTTAGAGCGGTCCGTGCGATTTTCAATAGAAGGATATTTCTTGCTTATGTTCTGAATGAATGCATCATGTGAATTGGATTTTAGCGCCTTGGAAGTATCCTTCGTAAACTTCTGAATCGATGCATTCAAACTCTTGCAGTATAATTGATATTCGTAGAAGTTGTCCAATACATCCACAGAGCCAATCACTTGTGATAAAATTGCGTGCGGATGTTTGTCTGTCCATTCTTTAAATTGAAAAGTAACATATAAATTGGTGAAAACCTTGGAAAACCCCATATGCCTGATTTCATATGGGACCAAGAAACTAGGCAATCGCATATCATCCGGAATACACTTGTAAAACAGTTTACCATTGGCGCCATTCTGCCTCCCATAAGTCTTATTATTTTTCAAAATGAGGACACCTGGTATAGATTCGGAAACACGGATGCTTGAATGCAATAGAGTCAATGTTTCGTTTTCGTCGAGAGAAAACACATCATTTGTAAGCAATTTATGATTTGCGGGAATAATCGCAGGTAATTCTACTTCTTGAAATTCTGTTGTAGTGTGAAAAACCCACGAAGTATATCCACGGTCATTGATGTGTACTTTGTATATACGATTCAGCATATGCTGGTTATATATAATGTTGAGGTAGCTTTAATTGTTATTGAATTATTATATTCAATTTTTATCGAATGTAATAACTCTAATCCTCTTTTTCAGATGGTTCCTGCAAATTTTCTATATTTGTTGTATTATCTTCCACACCTTCTCTCTTCAACTCTTCTTTCTCAGTGTTCAAATCATTTAAATTCAACTTTTTCACTGTATCTCGCTTTATATTTTGTATTTGCAATGCATACATTGCTATATGTGGAGTAATTGCTGCATTATTCATATAAGTTCGATATCTGAAACACGCGATACTTGATTCTTTTGAAAATTTTATGCTGTACCACCAATAAGCCGGAATATGCAATGTCTTTCCTGGTGTTAAAATAACTTCTAAACATTTAATTTTATCGAAATCAACCGAATATTGTTTTTGGGGTGACCACGGGTCTAGTGGTGACCTAAATTCGAAATTCTCATAATCACAAACCGCGTGCAAGTATTTGCTACTCTTCGGCGGTGCCATTTTTACAGTTACTGTGCCCTCTGTAACTAAAAAGTAATTCCTATAATTCAATTCATAACGAAAAGGAGTTACAGTTCCCGAAGAACCCACCATTACATCATAATTGCAATTAGAAACCATATAAGGCCTCAAAAATTCATCATTATATTGAAAAGACTTGGTAACACCTGTTTCTTGAAGAAAATCAGCATTATTTTCAGAGAAATATGAAGACGATGTATCTTCTTTCACCAATTTTGCGGCAGAATGTAAAGGAAGTGGAATATAAATCTCTGAATTATAGTCATTATCCTTTGAATTACGGATTTTTATTTCAAATGCTGGATAATTATTGCACAAATATGTTTTATTTGTATATTCGACAATTTTATCTGAATCAAAATCGAAAATGACTGGCTGCCTTAAATCGCAAATTTCTTCTAACTTGTCTTTTGAACCTTGTTCAATTTCATATACTTCTAAATCATTGCTCGTTTTCAAATGAAAATTTATATGCAAATAAATAAATAAAACGAGACAGAACACAAAAAAGGCAATAAATATTTTCAACATAAGTATTTAACTAATAGAAAAATAGAATAATTTTTGCAGATTTGTACTAATCCGCTATTTTCGGTGCAATAAAAAAGACTACTTGACTGTTGTCTCCTAAATCATATTTTATGCGCATTGGAAACTCGCCACTCACTCCAAATTCTATTTCGCTTGACAGCCTAGTAGTTAAACACATTTTTTGAATATAATTCAAACTATAATGCAAATCGAGTGATTCGCCTTCTGAAATAGAGAATTCCGACAAATCGTCTATTGGAATATTCACAGTCATCTCTCCATTTGTACCACTACTCGCCAAATCGATTTTCTCTTCGCTGCATTTTACATTTATAGTGTCCCCAAATAATAGCAATTGGGATGCAATTTCACAGATTTTCTTGGCCGGTATAGAAAACTCTGCATCATAATCCACATTAGGTATGCCTAGAAGTTCAGCGTCTAAATCCGCTAGTGGCAATTTGAAAAATTTGTCAAAATCGCCTTTTTTTGTCTCCGGAGTTTCATTAATCAAATCGATATGTACAGAGTCCGCATCGCCTTCGTAATGAATGTAAATTGTATGATATTCTTGATTAATCGAGAGAACATTATGAAAGATATTAGTGTCTATACTTATTTTATTTGAATCACTTTCATCAAATTCATAAGAAGAAAACCAAGATGAAAAAATTTTTATATCAAAAAGACAAACATGTGACTTGTCCATACCTTGAATATATAAATGGTCTTCATTGAATATAATATTTACAATAGAAGCACAACTTTTGAGAAGCTGAAATAAGGAAATAAAAGTATCTTTTTTTGCTTTGTTTACAATAGACAACTTCATTGGATTTTGAATATGTAATATAATATTGTAAACAAGGTTTAATATTGTTTTTGTATATATTATTAAATAAATAGCATCGCAAGCATATGGTTGCGTAGAGAATGGTCATAAGTCGGAGTAGGGTCAGGATTCAAATTTATTCGCACAGATGTAGTGTTGTCGTCGTCTTCAAGGTCTTTTTTATAAAAGATGAACTGTTCATCAACAAAAATTCTGGGTGTTTGATTATTAGCCTTATTAAAAGTCAAATTTTTTCTATCCCTTTCCGCGAAATTTCTTTTGTATACAGATGAAATACCCGGTTTAATGAGGGAATAAGCAAGCATTATGTTGCATAAAACGATAAATGTGTGTGAAATGTTCATTTCCTATACAAAGCTCTAGATAATTTTAATAAAAATACTAAAATTATCATCAATTTTTTATTTAACAATTTTTAATTTGCTCATTGTTTTTTTATCAGAAAATACAGATACTATCTTTATGAATTGTGAAAAAATAAATGGTGCATTATAAACAAAACATTCATGCATTTTATCAGGAAATTTATGTTTGAATATTTCAGAGATTTTACCAATCGTTGAGTAATATTTATCAATATCTCCAATTGTTAATGTTTTCAAACAAATAAATACAGTAAAATTTTCTTGAGTTTCTAAAACTTTCTCAAATATAGTAATCATATGTTCAATAATATCGTCATTTTCAATGCAATTAAATTTTCTTATTAGTTTAAAATATCTATAATCGATAATAATAATATTATCTGCATTTATATTGCAATATCCTAAAAGAAGTTCATCTGGTTTTATACACGAGGTATTAATATTAATATTTTGGTCAAATATAATATTGTTTTTTGTAGGAGAAAAATCATTTTTTAAATTCAGCATGAAAGTATATATTTTATATACTGAAATTTTAATTTTATGTTGAATTGCACATAAAATGTTTATATTTATTACATTAAATTATTACATTGAATTATTACATTGAAGATTGAACAAATGCCTTTAAATCTACGACATTACCTGCTAGAATTTCAGAATCTTCATTTTCAGCAGTAACATTTTCAGAAACCTCTCCCTCTACCTCTTCATCTTCATCTACCTCTTCATCTAGTTCTCCATTAACTTCAGTACTATCTGCATTTTCCTCATCTGGTTTATCATTTTTATTTTGTTGCTCATTGAAAATAAGTTCCGTTAATTTTTGATTTGTTTGCATTGTAAACGACTGTAATGACATCAAAAGACTCTTTACCTGAACCATTTCCGCTTTCAAAGTTTCAACAGACAAATTCAAATCATCAATTGCCTTATTCGATGCCTTTGAATTACTAGTTGGAACAGTCTTCGGCATTTGCTCCAGTTTATCCAGTCTTGCAACAATATTCGTAAAAACAGCTTCATCAACGACACGCATATTCTCACCAATCTCGCCAGTTTCCGCAGATGAATTCATAGCACCAATTTGGTCAAGTGGAGGCAGTTTTTGAATAAAGGTTTCTACCCTTCCAAGACGGAGAGTAATAAGACCAATCGCATCCGAAACAGACATCTTGGGATTTTGCATTGGTTGCTGTTGTTGCATTTGTTGTTGTTGTTGTTGCCCTCTCATTGGTTGTTGTTGTCCCCTCATCGGCTGTTGTTGTTGTTGTTGTGCGGGTCTAGAACTACCCGGAGGTGCAACATTATTTTGAGCACTATTCGTGCGTCTTTGAATAGCAGCTGCATTTGCTCGATTTCCGCTCATTGATAAAAAATATATACAAATTGTTTCTAAATACTTTACGCACGCGTTTCACATTCTTTTCACAATCATTGTAAAAAATTATATTTCTAAAATATAAGTAATGGCAGACGAAGACGCCCATTTTAGACCTATGACCCCTCCATATCCTCCCCCTGGGCACGCGCCTTCAGATACCCTCCCTGAGACTCATCCTTTTCTTCCCGAACAAGATTATGAAGACCCGAATGTCATATCAACATATGATTTTATCTATTTTGTTCAGGATTATACACCCTTTTTAAGAAATTATTTAGATTACCTTTATGACGAACGGTATATTTCCTCTGATGACCACGGTTATTACAATTCGTTTATAGATATATGCAATAATATAGACACCGACGAAGGAGATGATGGCACATTTGAAACATATCGTGCCACACTTGAACCTTTTATGGAATGGATGACAGAGGAGTGTGGTCATATGAATGAATATTATGAAGAGGAAATGCGTAACGCAAGGATACCCGCCCAACAAAATGTTGCATTACCAAAAGGTGTTGCAAGCAGAACGCGTTCCAAAGCCCCTGCAAGTAGATTTGAAATACCACAAATAAAAAAAAGGCGTAAAGATGCAATTACTCTAACTCAAATAAAAGAGGGACCAGTAATTAAGTTGAGCGATAAAAGAGAATATACCCAAGGCGAACTCAAACATATGTGGGATTGGAACAAAACTATGACTCCTTATCGTCATCCGTACACACAAGAAGATAAAGACAAAATCGACGAATTAATGGGTTTTGCAAAAGGTCTAAAAAAGAAAACTAGAAAGGCCAGAAAAGCCAATAAGGCTAGAAAAACAAAAAAGCAAAAGAAATCGAAGAAGACTAGAAAGGCAAAAAATAAACATTAAATTTGGCACCACCTTTAGAAAAGGTGGTCAAGCAACCATATTGAATTTAATTGGTTCGTGATGTTGATAATTTTGTATTTCAAAATCTTCAACACTATAATCATTTATGTTCTCGTGAACGCATTTAATCGACACAGTAGGAAACGGAAATGGTTGTCTAGTTATTTGCAAGTTGGCACCTTCAATGTGTTCTTCATAAATATGGCAATTACCCTTGAAATAAACAAATTCATAAGCTTCCAAACCACAGTGTTTGGCTAAAAGGTGCGTAAGAAACGAATAAGATGCAATATTGAATGGTGTTCCACAGCATTCATCATTTGACCTCTGATACATTGCACATGACAATTTATTTCCCCCATGAACATTGAATTGGCACATAATATGACAAGGTGGAAGCGCCATTTGATTCAACTGCTTGGGATTCCATGCAGTCAAAATAAGTCGTCTACTGTTTCTGGTCGCCGGATTTTTCAATTGGTCAATAATATCTTGTAATTGGTCTAAACCATTAAAGGGATAATCAGCATCTAAGCTTTTACCAGTAAGACAATTATAGCTTGCTCCGTAATTTCTCCATTGATAACCATAAATAGGTCCAGCCATACCTTCCGGATACAAGTGTAGCCCTCTTGAATCTAGAAACTCTCGTTTCGTGTTTCCATCCCAAATATGAACTCCCTGTTTTTGCAACAATTTATTATCTGTTTCTCCACGAACAAACCACAAAAGCTCTTTTAGACAAGTTTTCCAAGCCACTTTTTTACTGGTTAAAATAGGGATTTTGCCATTTTGAAGAGAAAAACGCATTGATTCCCCAAAAACACTAAGAGTATTACCATTTCTTCCTTCTTCCAATGAACCGGTATAAAGTATTCTTTTAATAAGATTTATGTATTGGATTTCTTCAAAATTTTCACTCATTTTCTCTCTGTTTAATAAATGTATAAAGTCTTCTTTTTATACTTGTTTAGGAAGACTTTCTAAAGTTTTTAATTTAATTTCTTTTTATAAATCATATGGAAAGTTTCGACGAAACATCAAAAAGTGCATCATCAAAAACAGGATTTTTCAAACACATATTTAATTTTGACGATGATATTAAGGCAGAAGTATTGAATTTAATACAATATTCTTTATTAGCAATTATACCAGTCGTTATATTGAATAAGTTGAGCCAAAAATATGTGCCAGAGGCGGACGAGGAGAAGGGTTCCTTAGAAATTTTAGCAGAAGTTGTGATTCAATTATTGGTTATATTTTTAGGCTTATTTTTCACAAACCGTTTGATTATATATGTGCCGACATATAGTGGTGTGAAATATCCTGATTTTTCATCGATACCACTAATATTGTCTGTATTATTGATAACATTGAGTCTTCAAACGAAATTGGGAGAAAAGGTAAGTATATTGACGGACCGTATTGCCGAATTATGGGATGGTTCCGTTTCAAGTGGAAAAAAAGTTGCAACTAAGGGAAAAGGCAGTGTAAAGGTGAGCCAACCCATTTCTGGTCAGGGTCAAAGTCAAAATGTAATGCAATCTCAAATGGATGCTGTGAGTCAATCATTATATTCGACGCCGATAAGCCAATTACCCACTATATCTGCCGAACAGAAGGCTCCCGATTATAATGCAATGTACCAGAACACATATACCCCAATGCCGGGAGCTGCAACTCCAGGTGAAGGGTTCCAGAGTATGGAACCGATGGCAGCCAATGCGGGTGGAAGCGCATTTGGTTCAGCGTTCGGCGGCGGGTTTTAGAGCCGATGCGTTTGATATAAACAGCCGACCTTCTTTAAGTCATTTTAGAAATAATATATATACAAAATTCCAATTTAAAGCAAGTGCGATGCAGAAAAATATAGTTATTTTGAACTAATAATATAAAGTTATTATATTATTAGATATAATATGACCTCTGTCAGTTTTTTTTATATTGCATTATTATATTTTATTAACAGCGCTTCCACCTTTTCATTACCTTTGAAAAAACCAGTGCCCAGCTTTTTCAACAATTGGATATGCATTGGAATAAAAGATAAAATCGATTTTTCGAACCCTTATAAAATCAATATCGGTGAATTGCCTCTTGTCTTGTGGAAATCAACTGATAACAAAATTGCGTCTGCTATTAATATTTGTAAACATATGGGGTCCAAATTGGACAATGGTGTCATTACTGAAAATGGGTGCTTGAAGTGTCAATATCACGGATTAGAGAATTCCTATGAAGACCGTTTCGGTGAGGTCGTGGAACACGAGGGCAAGATTTTTTGGGCTTACAAACCCGTGCAAAAGAAACCATTTAGTGTACCTTTTTTTGGAAATCCCGAATACGAAAAGACCTTTTTGGAAATTACTATGGATGCTTCTCTAACAGACAGCGCATTCAACACAATGGATTTGCGTCACCCGGAATATGTCCACAACAAAGTCTTTGGATTTGGTAATATTATTCCACCATCCAATATAAAAGAATACAAATACCCAAGCGGTGACCGAGTGGGATTGGCGTTTGACTATTGTTCCAATCCGGTTATGAGAACAATGAATGATAATGTACGAGTTACCAAAAACTATCACATGTTTGTTTTTCCTACTTTTAGTTGGTCAAAAGTCACATTTAATAAGAAGAATCTTATCATTGGAGTTAATTTGCTACCTTTGGAAAACAAGAAGACGCGCTGGTATATTACCATATGTCACAATTACTACAAATCTGGTCTCGGAAAAGAATTTATGAAATTCATCGCATCCATTATTTTAGGACAGGATTTTGTGCAGATGAAGAATCAGCACAAAGAAGATGAATTGAAAAAAGCAATGTTATTTGATTATAAGTTTAAAGACGAAGAGGTCATTTTTTGGCTTAGAGATATGTTCAAAGACTACAAATTTCCTGATATTGAACAGTGTGTCGAAATTTACAATGATTCTAAGAACGAGAAGAGATAAAAAAGAAGAAATATAATGTTTGGTTTTATATTAAAAGTTTATTAATATAAAATAGAAGAAACTGCAAAAATGGATGTCGACAAATTACTAAAAGCACTTGACAATGAAGAGAATTCTCATCTTTTAGACCTCACTAATGAAAAAATATTAAATATTAAGATTGATATACTTAAAGAACTCGGCTTCTCTCAAGCTCAACTTTTAGATTTGTTGAAAAAGTTGAGAAATTACAGATATGTGGACGGAATGAATGAACTCAGCTATGGTGCTTTTATTCGTTGGATTCCTATTTCCAATCCTGATAAATTAGAATTAGCAAGAGGAGCGATTTTTTGCGAATTCAAAGTAACAGACAAGGGAGTGTTTGTGGTTTGCAAGAATTTTATGCATAAACATCATCAATTCAAATTGGAAGAAAATCTAATTTTTCAAAAGATTACTGACCAAGAACATGTTTTGCTTAGCGCATTAGACCATCTGGCAAAATAAAATGTAGTAGTTTTTTCTTTATTTGCGCGCTTTTCTTGTTTTTTTATTGCAATTGCAATCTTTGAATAATCCGGGAATAAATTTACCCACTTTAATCATTTCCATCTCCATATTATTCAATCCTTTTTTGGCGGTTTTAACAAGTTTTCCACTATTGTAATGTGAAATACTTTTATACCCTTTTCCATTTTTTATTTGAACCTTTCTAACAGTTTTTTGGCCTCCGCTTTGATGTTTTTGAACGCTTAAAAAATGATACTTTTTTTGCATATTATAATATTGTTAGATAAAAATATTATTATAAAGTATAATGAGCAAAGAGTTATTTGTACATTTATTTCATATAATTCTTGTCGGAGGATTATTTTTGTATGTCTCTATAAAAAACGCATCAATGCCTAAATTTATGTTTCCTTTTCTAACTTTCTTGGGCTTATTTCTTATAGTTTACCACTCTTATAAATCATATACTTATTCTCTCATTAAAAAGAGTTTCAATGTAAATTTGTTCCACATTTTTATTGTAGCTCCTCTTTTAATTTACATCGGTTATGAACGCCCCGAGCCAAATAAATTTGTTTATCAACTTCTTTTAATGCTTGCTTTTTCAGTAATTGGTTATCACGGATATTATACGATTCTAGATTTCAACAAGGAGTAGTTATCCATTTTTTGGTAACTACTTTTTCAACACTATCTAATGCACCTTGCGTCCAACCCTGATTTTCACTTATCATTTCACCAACAATAAGCATTCCAGGGTTAGGATGTTGCGCTTCTTGAATAAATTCAGCTCTATTTTTAAAATTGCCTTTCAAAGGAGTATAATAGTGAGTTCCTATTGGCCAATAAAAGTCCAACAATGATGTAATTTTAAGAGTGTTCTCAGGAATACCGAGAGATACCTCCAAAAGTCTACAAAAAAAATCTCTATTTTCGGATGTATTTTCCAATTTATCTTTTAAAAAAGTCGCACCTTCATTATCTGTATAAGCTATCATATATATTCCTTGGTTTTCGCCATAGGGTATAATTCTATGTAACGGCCCGGGCACAACAGTGTTTGTTGGGACATAATGTTTCATTACTGGAATAGACGATTTAGAAAACTTGGCATAAAGACGCAAGAAAGGTTGACCGCGAATTTGTTGATATATGCTATTTTTCATAGATGCGCCAGGAACTAGTTTTAAAACAGAATCTATTGTGGTAGCAATTATCACTTTTGCGCAAGAGTAAGTAGTGCCTTTTTTTGTGTGCACTAAAAATCCACATTCAGCTCCGGTTTTTTCAATATTGACAACATCAGAAGATATTTTTATGTTTTGCAATCCAACTTTGTGCGACAAAGTATTAATTAATTCTTTCCAAGGAATACTTAATGCAACCCAATCTTCATAATTATCTTCGAAACCGTAATTATATAAGGTGTCATAGGCATCTTCATTTTCATAATCCGTGTATGCAGAACATATTAAAAAATTTTCATAGTCTTCTTTACCCAACAAAGGTAAGGCAAATTTTTTGAATGTAATGTGTTGTCGGTCCTTGTTTTTATTATATTCTCTTCGAAGAAATAAAAAGGTCTTTTTAACATTGCATTTCGGATGAATAGTGGAAGCATATTGATGTCCTTTTTGGAATTCATGAAAAGGTACATCGAGTTCATTTAACAAATTTATAAGTAATTTATCTTTTTCTTTACGACCAACTCCGGCTCCATTGACTACACTTACTCCGTGAAAATCGACATTGCCTATACGCCCTCCAAACCATTTTTTTTTGTATTTTTCTAAAATAAGTACTTTTGCATGCGGTGCAAATTTTTGAATTTTATAAGCACTATAAAGACCGGCAATACCACCTCCCACTATAATAATATCATAATTTAGAACTTTTTCCATATATAACAAGTATATAAATTTTAAAGTAGATTTGCCAATTTATAATATATTTCATAATTATATATTATAAATGAGTAACATCAATGCAAATAATATTAATAGTCAAAATATTACTGTTACAAACTTGAATGTTTCTTATATTAACGGGGTTCCTTATACTGCAAATCCGTGCGCAAACTCGTGCACTACTGGGTATTATGTGCCGTGCCCTGATTGCAATTATCAAGGCCCACCAGATGATGTATGTGACTGTGGCTTGCCGTGTGGTTATGTTGAACCTGACCCAGACCCGTGTGATTGTTTTGTTCCGTGCAACTCTGGTTCAGGAGCCACAGGCGCAACAGGCGCCACGGGAGCCACGGGAGCAACAGGCGCAACAGGCGCCACGGGAGCCACAGGCGCAACAGGAGCAACAGGCGCAACAGGAGCAACAGGCGCAACAGGCGCAACAGGAGCAACAGGAGCAACAGGCGCAACAGGCGCAACAGGAGCAACAGGCGCAACAGGCGCAACAGGCGCCACAGGAGCCACAGGAGCAACAGGCGCAACAGGCCGCACTGGTCCAACAGGCGCAACAGGTGCTACAGGTGCAACGGGGCCATCAAATTTTTATATAACAGCAACAGGAGCAGGAGGACCTTATTATTTCCCACTTATTTTAAATGATATTTCTGGAAACCAGTCATTATATACGGATTCAACTGGTAATCTCACATATGCACCTTCAACGAGAACTTTGAATTCAACAACAGGACTCTTAATTAATACTAGTCCATCGACAAACACAATAACATTAGAGGTGTCTGGAAACCCTATTAGCGTTATCACTGTGAGCGGAGAACAAGTGCAATTATTAAATACTCAAGGAACAGCAACCTATGGCACAGGTACTGGTATTTTAACTCTTAATGCTCCCTCTAACCCAACTCCTACATTTTATGCTAATACTATATCATTTTCAAGTGCATCAGATATTTCAGCAGTATATATGCCATCTACTACGCCTGTAAATGCAATGTATTATTGTTACATAACTAATCCAAGTACTAGTGGACCAGTAACAATACGCCCTCAACTTGCTGCATCAAGTGGTGCTTCAAATAAAACAACTTATACAAGCACGGTTACCATAGCAAGCGGGGGATTTGCGTTATTAACTACAACAAAGGTAGCACCAACTACTTATATTGTAAGCGTTAATTTAGTTGCCTAACAACCTTTGAGAAAGGTTGTGCCAAAATAAATTAATTGTTTTGTTATACTTTTTCTAAAAGTATATTATAATGTATGGTTTAATACAAACAACACAAGCTCCACTTCAAACAGACTGGTGCAGTGGAGGTGGAACAGGATTAAGAACATATGTACAAAAAATAGGACCTGTGTTTATTAACCGCATAAGACCTTATTTAGGTTCACAATCACCTCTTGTTTATGCAAATGTTAATGGTACAGCAAGTCCAGGAAATATTTATACTAATCAACGCGGAAATTTGACCTATTCTTTTACACAACAAGGAGATACAGTTGGTACATATACAACACCTCCTCCTTATCAAGATTCATTAGATCAGGGGGAGCTGTTTTAGGATATACAAATTATACTTTTATTATTACAGACCTTAGTACTGGACAACAGTATACATTTAGAAACTTTGTAAATTGGCCAAGTTAATTTTTATCGTTGTTTTCGTGTATTTGCAAAAGAAACTCCTTTTCTCGACCTCTTTGTCATTTCAACTTTACGCTGTTTTCTGCATTTAAAAGTCCCGCGTTTTAATCCGCGGGTTTTGAAAACGCTTCGCGTGCAAATCCCAATAGAACGCGGTTCAAATGAAGTACCCAACTTTTTGATACACGCACAGAGCTTCCTCGCCATAATATCTTCCGCATTCTTTTTTAACAATCGTTTACTTCGTGGCACGGTTTTCCCGTAATATTCTAAAATTTTTTTATAATCTGAATCCAACAAATTATAATTTGGCATTTTGATAATAATAATATATTATAGTGTATTATTTTATTTTTACAATGATGCTAAAAATCATTTTATTGCGCATTTTTTAAATATATTTATAGACTAAGCAATGCCAGAGAGCAGTAAAATAGTAGTATTTGATTTAGATGAAACACTTGGGTATTTTACGCAATTATGTATTATTTGGGAATCGTTAAAAATTCCATTGGACCCTGATGCATTTAATAAACTGCTCGATTTATTCCCAGAATACATACGCCCAAATATAGATACAATTTTGGATTATTTAAAAGAAAAAAAATTATCAAAAAAATGCAAAAATGTCATGATTTATACTAATAATCAAAGACAAAAAGAATGGGTATTCCTTATAAAAAAGTATTTCGAAACAAGAGTAAAATATAATCTTTTTGACCAAATAATATGCGCCTTTAAAATTAATGGAAAGCATGTAGAATTATGTCGAACAACACATAATAAAACTCACAAGGATTTTATTAAATGTTCCAAAATACCTCAAAATACGCAAATCTGTTTTATCGACGACACTTATTATCCAGAAATGCACTCTGATGAAGTTTACTATATAAAAATCAAGCCATATACATATTGTTTGAGCATCAACGCAATACTAGA